CCCCCGATCAAATACGCCGACGATGGACAACACAGATTCGTTTGTGCTGCCTTGGAACGGCATTGGTCAGCGCGGGTGTAACAACCTCGCCGCCAAGCTGTTGATGGCGATTCTGCCTCCGACAGAGGCGTTCTTTCGTTTCACGCTTGACCCGGTTGAGCTGGAGAAACAAGAGGCTCAGATGGAGCAGGCAGGCGCCACTCCTGACGACATCGCTAGTGCCAAGTCAGAGATTGAGCTGGCGCTGAACAAGCTTGAGCTGTCACTGCTGCGCAGCATCGAGACCAGCAATGACCGGGTGATGGTGCATGAGGCACTTATGCACCTGATCGTTGGCGGTAACTGCTTGATGCACATCGCCGATGACGGTCTGTTGGTTTATCCAATGAACCGCTACGTGTTGCTGCGTGATCCGATCGGTGAACCGCTGTGCGCAGTTGTCAAAGAGACGGTGGCGCTTGATCAGCTGCCGGCCGGCGTTCGTGATCAGCTGGCCACTGATGATGATGAATACAAAGACCTGCTAGGTAACACCGACCCGATGCCTGTCGGGCAGCCAGAAAAGACGGTTGATATTTACACCATCGTCAAGTGGGAGGCGGAGTCGGTTAAGTGGCACCAGGAGATCAATAAGAAGGAGATTGACGGCACCAGCGGTTCATCACCTAAGTCCACGTCGCCGTGGCTTCCGCTGAGAATGTCCTCCTACCAGGCGAGCAGCTACGGCCCTGGGTATGTCGAGTCGGCATGTATAGCTGATCTCCAAACTGCGGAGGCGCTCAGCCAGGCGGTCTCTGAATGTGCCTTGGTTAGTGCTCAGGTAAAGCATCTTGTAAAGCCATCTGGGGTAACGAACGCGAAGGGACTTGCAGACGCGCCCAACGGTGCGTATGTGCCAGGCAATCCAGATGACGTGTTTACCGTTCGGACTGACAAAGGTTCCGATATAAATGTTGCTTTTACAGCGCTTCAAAGAATCGAACAGCGGTTGGCAGCATCATTCATGCTGGCCGAGATGCGAGACGCAGAGCGGGTTACGGCGGAAGAAGTCCGCATCTCAACGCTGCAAACAGAGAATGCGCTTGGCAATGTTTACGCGATCCTGACCAGTGAATTCCAGGCACCCTATATCAGGAGACGGCTGGCTCTGTATATGAAGAAGGGCGGAATGCAGAAGCTGCCTGAGGGCCTTGTGCAGCCAATGGTGAGTGTTGGTCTGGCTGGTGTTGGCCGCGGCAATGACTTGGAGAAAACTGCTCGGTTTATCAACATCCTGCAGCAATCTATTGGCCCAGAGGGCATGGCCAAGTACATCAACAACACTGAGCTGATCAAGCGATTGAGCAGCTCTATGGGGATTTCTCCGCTGGGTCTGGTTAAATCAGAACAGCAAATTGCTGCAGAAATGCAGCAAGCTCAGCAGGCAGCTATGCAACAAGAGCTGGCTGCAAATCCCCAGGGTCTTGCGCAGGCTGCTCAGACTGTGCAGGACATGAACACACCACCAGAGGAAACCAATGGCTGACATGCCCGCAGTGACTCTCCCCGAGAGTTATGACCCGCAGTTTGAGGGTGCTTCAGGCGCCATTGCTCCCGGCCAGGAAGACATGGCTAGGGAGATTTTGGGTGAGCCTGACCCTGCCCCTCAACAAGCCCAGGAGCTGATTGGCGGCAAATTCAACACGCAGGAAGACCTGCTGCAGGCTTATCAGGAGCTGGAAAGAAAACAGAGCCAGGGCTCAACTGACTCTGCCGATTCCGCCCAGCCACAGGCATACACATCAGAGCAGGCGCTGGGTGTGTATGGAGAGGAAATTGTTAATGCTGTGAGCGAGGCTGGCCTGAACATGGCTGACCTGATGTGGCAGGCCGACAACGGCGGCGACATCTCTCAGCATTACGACGCGCTGGCCCAAGCGATTGGTGTGCCTAAGCAGGTTGTCGAAAACTATGTCTCCAAGGCGCAGTCAGCCGCGGCCCCTGAAGCAGGTGTTGTTGATGAGGTAGCGATCATGAATGAGGTTGGCGGCCAGGATGCTTTTAATCAGCTATCTGACTGGGCTCGGTCCAACCTGAGTCAGCAGGAGTTGGCTGACTACAACGCCGTTGTGGACGGTGGCAACAGTCAGGCAATCCGCTGGGCATTGAAGGCGATGCAGGCCAGATCTGCTGGCCCTGCAAGCACTGAACCGCGCTTGATCCGTGGTCAGGCGCCTGCCACTGAGGTCCGCAAGTTCAACTCCAAATCCGAGGTGTTGGAGGCAATGAACAAGCGTGATTCCCGCGGTCGGAAGCTTTATGAGGTTGATGAGGCCTACCAGCAGAAGTTCGCAGAACTACTCAGTAACTCGAATGTGTTCTAGTTTTGGGGCAGGGATACTCTGCACCACTGCAACTGATCGGCCCCTGCGGGGATAACCGAGAGGATTGAGAGGCCGCGAACCCTACGCAAACCTCACTTTTTTCTGGTTATGGCTGATGCTGATCTGAAACGCCTAGGTCAAATAAAAGGCACTGGCGGCGAATGGGCAGCCGGTGCTGATAAGCAAGATGGCTTCCGCGAACTCTTTTTAAAATTGGGTAGCGCTGAGGTCCTCTCAGCCTTCGAGGAATACTGCGTTTTCAAGGGAAAGGTCAAGGAGCGCAACATCCGGGGAGGCAAATCAATGGCCTTCCCAATTACGGGCAAGCAAACGGCTGCATATCACCAGCCGGGCACCGAGATCACAGGTGACACTAACGACCCCTCTGCTCTCAACGAGCGTGTTTTGACGCTTGACAGCCTGATGATTGCAGATGCTGCAATCGCCGAGGTTGATGAACTCATGGCCTACTGGCCCGCACGCCAGGAGATCACCCGTGAGCTGGGCCGCGCACTCGCTTATGAGTACGACAAGCGCCTTGCTCGCATCATCTTTGCAGCGGCTAAGAACACCACTGAGCCTCTGAACAAAGACATCAACACCGGCCGCATTGGTGCCACCGTCACCATGGGCACTGACTACACCGGCGACTCTGCCACTCGTCAAGAGAAAGGCGACGCGCTGGTGAATGCCATCTTCGACGCTCGCATTGCGATGGAGAAGAAGGATGTCCCCACCGACAACCTTTACGGCGTCTTCGGCCCTGATGACTACTACGCCATCACAATGTCGTCCCGCGCCATTAACACCGATTTCAACGGTGGCAATGGCTCTAACGGCACCATCGCTGACGGCAGAACACTGCGTGTTGCTGGGATCCCGATCTACAGCAGCAACAATGTGACCCAGGCCGATTACAGCCTGGTGGCTGGTGATTGCAACGCTGAGTACGCACAGGACCTGAGCAAGTGCAAAGGCCTTGTGTTCCACAAAGATGTTGCTGGCGTTCTGACTCTGCTGTCTCCCTCTCTGCAGGTGACCAGCGGTGACTGGAACGTTTCTCACCAGTCAACTCTGTTGGTTGCTCGTCAGAACCTCGGCATGGGTGTTCTGCGTGCTGAGTGCGCTGTCGCTATCGACATCGCCTGATATACGCTTCAATTGACGAAGCAGTCACGTCGGGTCAGGCCTTCTGGGTCTGGCCCCTTTTTTTGGGCAGCCGTAACATGAGCACAGCACCTGTGCATAGCAACAATGGCGACGGCCCAGCAGTCACAGACTCCGGGGCGGACGACGCTGCTGGATGCTGTGAATACCTTGCTAATGAATATCGGCGAGATGCCGGTAAGCAGCCTTGAGAACCAGCAGATCCAGGACGCTCGAATGGCCGAGCAGACGCTGCTGGAGTTTCACAAAGAGGGCCAAACCCGCGGCTGGTCCTGGAATATGGAGTTTGCCTACCCCTTTGCCCGAGACGCAAAGACGGGTGAGGTCAAGGTTGCGTCAGACATTATCCAGTGGTCAGTTGACCCGTATCACCTGAACGGCCGCTATGTACTGCGGGGTTCTCGGGTTTATGACCGCAAGGAGAGGACCTATCAGATCGACGAGAACGATGCGCCGATCAAGGCTGATGTGACCTGGCTGTTGTCCTGGGACAACTCGCCTGAGGCATTCAACCGCTGGACAACAATTCGCTCGGCGCGGGTATTTGCTTCGCGGATGTTGGGCTCTGACTCGCTGGTGAATTACACCGCAATTGATGAGCAGGCAGCGCTGACTGCATTGATGCAGGTGGAATACGACCAGTCCAACCCGAACTCACTTACTGGCGGTCCTTTCTCGGCACCGTTCCCCACCTACAGCGCCGACACCGGCTTGCGCCGCGGCATGTTTGGAGGTGCTCGAATTGGCTGATCTCGTTTCTTATGCAATCCCCAACCTGATCCAGGGGGTTAGCCAGCAGCCGGACGCACAGCGAGATCCATCTCAAGCCGCTATTCAGGTCAATGCGGTTTCGTCAATTGCTGAGGGACTCAGGAAGCGGGATTTCACTCGGACGTTGGCGCGTGTCAGTGAGAGTGATTTCGGTGATGCCTTTATTCACTCGATCCTGCGTGACGAAAACGAGGAGTACCTAGCTGTCATCACGAACAGCGGGATTCAGGTGTTCGACCTGGACGGTGAGGCGCAGACGGTCAATGAAGACACCGACGCTTTTGACTATCTGGACAGCGTTACGGACGCTCGTTCGCAGATCCGTGCGGTCACGGTTGCTGACTACACCTTCATCTGCAACCTGAACACCAACACGGCGATGCAGGCGGACTTGGCGCCGCAACAGCCAAGGCCTGCTGACCATGAGTGTTTGATTTGGATTCGAGCTGCCAACTACGGCCAGACCTATCGGGTCAACGTCAACGGCACTGAGATTGAGGTTGAAACACCTGTTGCCCCTGTGATCACAGAAGACGGTGTTGTTCAAGAGAACCGGATCAGCTCTGAGGAGATTGCTCAGGAGTTTGCTGATGAGCTGGACGACATCGCTGGGATCACAGTGCGACGTGAGTCGTCAGTGCTCTGGCTGACCAGTGCCAACCCGATCACTGTTGCTGTTGCTGACGCCCGAGCCAACGCTGACATCACGGCAATCCTGGGCACTGTCCAGGCATTTACCGAGCTGCCGACCATTGCCCCTATTGGTTATCAGGTGGAGGTCGAGGGCGACCCAGGCAACAACTTCGATGGGTATTACGTCCACTTCCAGCCCCGCGGGGCAGACGTTGAGGACCCTGGCGACCCGCCGGAATTTGGTGAAGGCTCCTGGCTGGAAACTGTTTCGCCTGGCGTTGAGTTTCTGGTTGACGCCGACACCATGCCGCACCTGCTGATTCGGCAGAACGATGGCGAGTTTTGGTTTGGCCCTGCCAACGGTCAAGAGGTTGCTGAGATCCCTAACGATGTGCCCGAGTGGGGTGGTCGCACCTGCGGTGACGAGGACACTGCCCGTGATCCAAGCTTTATTGGCTTCCCAATCAACGACGTTTTTATTTTCAAGAACCGGCTTGGGTTCTTGGCTGACGAGAACGTGATCCTGAGTCAGACGCGGGAGTTCTTCAACTTCTTCCCTGAGACGGTCACCACGATCTTGGATACCGACCCGATTGATCTGGTTGCCAGCAATAACAAGGTCTCGGTGTTGCGTTATGCAGTGCCGTACCAGGACGAGTTGATCCTGTTCTCGGCGCAATATCAATTCCGGTTTAATGCGGCAGAGACCGTTTTGACGCCAAAGACTGCGCAGCTAACAGTGCTGACTCAGTTCGAGGTGGACATCAACTGCCGGCCCCAGCAGGCGGGTGGCGGAATCATCTTTGCCCAGGAGAACGGCGACTGGAGCCAGATGCGTGAGTTCAGTGTCCGCGGTGCGGGAACTGCGCTGACGGCTGACGCGGCTGACCTGACTGGTTATGTCTCCAGCTATGTGCCGGCTGAGCTGTTCAAGATGACAGTCAACGACACAGGCAATGCTCTGTTCGCCATCAGCGGCCGGAGCGTCACAGGCGGTACTGACTACCGGAAGCGGATTTACACCTACAAATACTTTTTCAGGAACCAGGGCGGCGGTGTCGAGCGTGCCCAGTCCAGCTGGAGTTACTGGGACTTCGCCGGGGTAGACGAGATCCTCCAGGTGCTGTGCGTCCGTGAGGATTTGTACTTACTGATGCGCTATGGCGACAACGTTTATCTAGAGCGGATGTCTGTGAAAGACAGGCAGGAGGAGACCGCCAGCGTCGCCCCTTACGCGATGTTGCTTGACCGTCGCTCAGACACCACAGACGACACCCCGGAGGACGTTCGGCTGGCAGCCGGCACCTACGACAAGCAGACAAACACCACTACCTTCACGCTGCCCTATACGGCCACTGCGAAAACGCAGATCTGGACCATGTGGGACATGACCGATGAAGACACCACTGGCCCAGTGCTGATTGGTGAAACAGAGGACGGGACTGAGGTCACCGGTAAGGGTGATTTCTCTGACGTTGAGTGTGTCTGCGGTGAGCCTTACGAGTTCCGCTATCGGTTTACCAAGTTCAAGATGACTCGGGAGATTGGTGGTGGCAAAGCCGCGGCCAATGCAATGCGGACTCAGGTTCGGACTGCAAAGCTCCGGTATCACGAGACCGGCTACTTCAAGGTCATGGTGATGCCTGAGT